GGAGCATCTTTGGAACGGCGACGAGCGCGGCCTCGGCGACCTTGGCGATCACCGTCACCAGGGCGTCGAACTCCTGCCGGTGCTCGCGGATGAACTCGGCCGCCGCCTTGATCGTGGCGGCCATCTGGGCCACCGCATCCCGGACGGCCACGTTCTCGACGACGCTCTTCCCCAGCAGCTCGAGGAGACGCTCCATCTCGATGCCGACTTGGGAGAGGGCACCCTCGAAAGTCTTGCCGTGGGCCTCGGCCGTCCCCCTGGTCTTGTCTTCGACCTGCTGCAACACCGAGGCGTAGCGGGCCGCTTTGCTGGTGCCCTCCTCGAAGATGGTGTTGATCCCCTTGAGCCGGCCCTGGCCCTTGACGATGACATTGGCGAGCTGCTCGGCGGCCGACGTCGCGTCCTTCCCGGTCGCGGCCGCATAGTCCAGCGTCGCCCGGGTGGCCCGCTTGAGCCCCTCGCCTTCGAGGCGGCCGAACTGGGAGAGCAGCGACAGGACGGAGGCGATCGTCTCGTCGCTGACCTTCGTCGAATCCTCGAGGCTGTCGATGAACCCGGCGAGGTCGGCGCGGGTCGCCTCCGTGTTCTGGCCGATGGAGGCCAGGGAGGTGGCGAGGCGGACGTCGGCCTTCTCCTGCTCGGCGGCGGCCGCGGTGGCCTTCGCCATGACGCCGATGATGGCGGTGAGGGCCGCGGCGGCCGCGGCGGCCGCGGCGGCCACTGCCCCGAGCGACAGCCCCACCGCCCCGAGCGCGTTGCTGGCGGCGTTCTTGGCCTCGATCAGGATGGAGACTGTGCGCTGCCTATCGGCCACGGCCCTTCCCCTTCAGTCTCGCGGCTTCCTGCATTTCCCGCTGCACGCCCCAGTTGTGGGCCCACATGTCGATCGCCAGGGCCACGAACGGGTTGCGCTCCCCCAGGACCTTCGACGGCAACTGCCCGTACCTCCTGCCGATTGAGTCCAGGACCTCCATGAGTCGACGGTCCCGGACTATCCGTTTCCCCGGGCCCCCTCCTCGCGCGTGAACTTGCTGAGGGCGACGATCTCGGCAAACAGGAGGTCCTGCTCGTCGCGGTCGAAGTCGTTGGGCGTGGGGCCCTGGCCGGGGTCCTCGTACAGCTTCGGCGTGACCACGCCGCGCAGCAGGACGCCCTCGATCAGGCTCCCGGCCTTGGCCAGGTCCTCGCCCGAGGTGGGCCGGTCGCGATCGGCGGTCCGGGCCAGCGCGGTGACGTCGGGCACGCCCTTGATGATGCTGGCCAGGTCCGACCTCCCGATGCGGCGGATCAGTACCTTCCCCCCGCTCGGCAGGACGACTTCCTTGCGCGCCCGGGCGGTGAGGTCCCCGGCGGTGAGGTATCCGTTGCTCCCTTCCATGCGGCCCTCCTGCGGTCCTACGCGACCGCGCTTTCGTTGTTGACTGCGACCAGGCTGAGCAGCTCGCCGGCGGTCGGCTTCTTGGCGACGAACGGCACCGTGGCCTTGACGATGCCCGGGCCGCCGACGACGAACGGGTTGCCGGTGACCAGGCACTTCAGCAGGGTGAAGTCGAGGCGGTAGTTGCCGGCGGCGAGCGTCGGGCCCTGGTTGAGGATCTCCAGCTTGAAGAGTGTCCCGGCGTCCAGCTTGGACCAGTCCGCCTGGGCCGCATCCATGACGAGCTGGCCGGTCACTGAACGCCGGGTGTCGGACCGGATCGGCTCGGCGATGTTCTTGCTGCCGAGCACCCGCTTCTCGAGGTCGAGCCCGTTGTCGACGGTGAGCTCGACCGAGTCCACCGCCCGGGCGACGTCGTCGATCTCGACACTGCACTGGTGGCCGGCGACGTACAGCGACGCCGACGGGAAGGTCGGCGTGCTGGCGGCGATGATGCTGACGTCCTTGCCGGCGCCGTCGAATTCCACCTGGGCGTTGCGGGTGGGGTCGAAGGTGAACGTGGCGCGGTTGACCTTGTAGCCGGTCACCCGGTGCTGCGGGGTGCTGCCGTTGTCGACGTCCTTGTTGACGTGCAGCGACAGCCCCTTGCCGGACATGACGGTGTCCTTGAGGGTGCCGGTGTGGGTCCAGCGGAGGCCGGCCTCGGTCTCGACGGTGGCGATCGAGGAGTCGCCCAGGAGGTGCTCGAACAGGCGCAGGAGCCCGGCGTAGTTGAGCTCGATGGCGAACGGCCCGCGGGCCCCGAACAGGCGGTCGTAGTAGTGGCCCTCGCGCACGTCGAGGTCGCGGACCACGGGGCGCGGCTCGCGGTCGCGGACCGTCTCGATGCCCTCGGAGATGAGCTCGGCGAACTTGGTGGGCGCGGCGGCCGTGCCCCAGGGAGACTCCTGCGCCCACCCGACGAAACTGTTCCGACCGTATCCGGGCATCTGTGGCTCCCGCGGCCGGCCCACGAAAAAGACGGGCGCGGCGGCACTGGTGGGCGCCACCACGCCCGTCTCTTTCCCTTCAGGGCCGGCACGGGGATCAGCCGCGCCGGCGGTCGACTTCCCTCAGCTCTTCGGTCCCGCCCCCTTCGACGGCCCCTTTCCGGACGTCTGCAACGCCCACTGCCCGGGCCGCTCGGCGACCAGGGCGCGGCCGAGGGCCTCCGGGACCTCGACGATGCCGCCGGCACTCACCTCGCCGACCCCCTCGATCAGGACGGTCCCGGTCCCCAGGTAGCGCAGCTTCATGCCGGCCTCCTCATGCGTTCCCGCGCGGACGGCGGTAGTGGACGTCGACATTGACCCGGGCGACGTGCGTCCTGGCGGCCACGTTGGACGCGGTGTTGAGCGCCAGGTAGCCGGTCACCTTGGCCCGGAAGCACAGGCCCCCAAGGGTCGGGTCGGCGTCGACGCGGTCCTTGAGCTCCTTGTAGAGCGTGTGGAACAGCCGCGTGGCGCTCTCGCCCCGCACGGCGGTGTAGAAGAACAGCGACGCCGGGTCCCCCTCCACGCTCTGGGTGGGCCCGTCCTGGCTGTCCTCCCCGTCGTCCCCGAGGTAGCACGCCGGGAAACGCTCCTCCTGCTGCCACAGCCGCCCGACGTCGACGAGCAGCCCGGTGCTGCCGATGGACGGCACCGCCCGGCTGATGGCGACCAGGGCGTCCATGATCTGCAGGAGCGCGGAATCCGGCATGGGCCTCCCTCACCTGGGCAGCAACAGCAGCTCGAAGGTCTCGCTCGGGGTGGTGCCGGCGATGTTCCAGCGGGCCCGGATCTGCCGGGTCAGGCTGGTGACCCGTGCGGCGTACACGCCCGAGCTCGTCACCGCGGTCTCGGCGATGAGCTTGATGACGTTGTCGGTGTGCGGCCCGGCGCCGGTGGTGGTCGCCTCGACCCGGTCGTCGATGGCGCATTCCGACCAGTTGGTGCCGTCGAGGGTGCACTCGGTCCAGACGTCGAAGGTGGTGACGGTGCCCGATCCGGCGGTCACGCGGGCGACCAGCAGGAGGTTGCGCGACAGGCCGACGTCGACCGCGCTGCCGGTGCCGGCCGCGGTCCTGGCGGTCAGGGCGTGCAGCGTCAGGATGTCCTGCGCGGCCGCCGGCGGCGACAGCGCCAGGACGGCCAGCAGGACCGCGAGCAGCGCGAAGAACCGTCCGAGCATCCGGGTGCCGTGCATCGTCACCTCCCGCCCCCGAGGCTCGGGGGGATTCCGACCAGGTCGATCACCTTGTCCTCGGTCGCGCCGAGCGCCGGCGCCAGGAAGGGGAACTCCCGGCTGTGCTCGGTCCCGAACTCGAGGAAGTGGGCGAAGAACGCCTTCTTGCGCAGCGGGCCGATCAGGGCCCGGTACTCGCTGAGCGACCGGACCTCGACGTCGTAGCTGATGGCCCCGCGCACGCGCCGGCTGTGGGTGCGCTGCCTGGCCTCGCCGGCGACGAGCTGCGCCGCCTCCTTGAGCCGGCCCCGGAGCCCCTGCTTCAGCTCGAGGTCGACCTTGGAGAGGCTCGCGGCGGCCTCGCGGGCGCCGACGGCGCGCAGCGCCAGGAAGAATCCGCCGCCGGGCATCAGGCGGCCTCCAGACGCCACAGGTCGTAGAAGCGCTCGCGCATCTCCTGCATCTGCTGCGGCCGCAGGTAGGAGGTCGAGCCGTCCCCCAGCGCCTGGGTCAGCAGGTGCCCCACGTCGCGCGCCATCAGGCGGTAGACGACGTCGGTGGTGGCGAAGCCGACGACGTGCTCGGGCACGGCGGCGAAGCCGGCCACGAACGACGCCCGGTAGTTGCGCACGCCGCGGGTGAAGACCGCCCCGCCCACCAGGTCGATGCGGCCGCGGCCCATGAAACGGGGCTGCGAACGGAGCCCGGCGACGACGTAGGTGTGCGGCGCCACGGTCGTGCGGACCTCGGTGACGCCGCCGGCGCCGTTGTCCTGGTAGTCGACGGTCTCCAGCAGGCTGAACGACACCAGCGGCCCGGCCGGCAGGACCAGGCTGGACCGCCCGGAGCCGTCGATGTACTCGACGTAGGAGGCCTCGCCGAACGACCGCCCGGTCTCGAACTGGAACTCCTCCGAGACCTCCGAGATCAGCAGGTTGATGAGCGAGTCGAAGGGGTGCGACTCGCCCGGCTGGATCGCGGTGGGCGGGTTCGACCCCGGCTTCGTCAGCTGCAGACGGGTGCGGACCCGGTCGAGCGAGGTCAGCAGGTTCTGGGCCGCGGAGACGCCGGCGCCGACGATGAAGGTGTAGGGCTCGATACCCCCGTCGGCGGTCGGCGGATCCGGGTTGGTCAGCTCGAGGGTGTAGGTCCCGAGCAGGGGGAGGGTGACGGTGACCTGCACCCAGCCGGTGGCGTAGTCGACCTTCGTCACCGTGGTGACGGCGTCGACGGTCCGGTCGGGCTTGATGAGGGTCGCAGTGACCGCCGACGCCTGCCCGGCGACAAAGTTCCCGTTCATGTCCCGCACCGGGTGCAGGATGGTGATCGGGATCCCGAGCTGGGCCTGGTACGCCATCGTCTCCCCTGGCCGCTAGGCGGCCGTCAGTCGCCCTGCCCTTCGTGCTTGGCGCAGAACTGCGAACCGGGCAGGGGCGCCTTCAGGCAGGCGTTGCCCCGTCCCGTCTTCCCCATGCAGTGGTCCGGCGCGGAGGCGGTCACCGCGGCCTCGGGCGTCCCCCTGGTGGCGCGCTCGGGTGCTTTCTTCCTCGGCGGCTCGGGCCCGGGGACGCGGTCGAAAAACTCGCCGTCGACCGCGGCGTTCTCCGGCGCCTGCTCGGCGATGCCTTCCTTGATCCACCGGGCGGCCTGCGCATCGGAGCACTTCACGATCTGGCGCGGGACGAAGTAGCCCAGCCGGCCACACCCGTCCCCGGAAACACCCTGCGTCAGCTTCACGATCATGCGGCCTCCTACTGGAATGGCGGGGCTGGACCCGAGGGCCCAGCCCCGCCTGCGGGTTAGGCCAGGTTGTGCGACAGGAGGCGCAGCGCCCGTCCGGCACCGCCGACCAGGTCGCCGTCCCAGCGGTCGAACATCACGAAGCCGGTCTGGAAGTACTCGGCGTACCGCTCGGCCAGCCGCATCAGCACCGGGTTGAGGGCCCGGCGGATGATGTAGTGGTTGAAGTCACCGAAGACGATGCTCTCCTTGTCCTCGGCCACGGTGTTGTCCATGTCCTGGTTGATGTACACCGGGCGGTTGTAGATCGTCGCCACCGAGCCGACCTCGTCGTTCGCGGCCCGGAAGATGGGGCGGCCGTTGGAGTCGACGATCTTCTCGACGACCTTGAGGATGTCGTCGTGCATCATGAACCCCACCTTGGGGCCCTGGCGGTAGGCCGGGTCCACGGCGTGGTACAGGTTCACGATGTCGCCGAAGGCGATGGCGGTGGCCGATGCGGCCTTGAGTTCGGTGGTGTCGGCCAGGATCGCCGTGATCAGACCCCGCGGCTGGCTCGAGCCGGTGCCGAGGGTGGCGTTGTTGTTCAGGATGCGCCCCAGCCTGACCCCCAGCGCCTGCGGCAGGTAGGAGTCCACGCTGAAGGCGCTGTCCTGCAGGAGCTGGTTCGGCACGCGGACGATCTTCGAGGTGTACAGGAACGCCTGCAGGGTCACCGCGGCGAGGGTCGGATCCGCGTTGTCGGCGGCCGCGCTGCCTTCGGCGAGCAGGGCGCCGATGTTCCCCGTGTCGTCCATGGTCGGGAACGGCATGTCGGCGCCGGTGTCGGTGTTGACGATGCGGGAGGCCTGGGCCATGCCCGAGTAGTCCTTCAGCGCGACGTCGAGCTCGCGCATGAAGTCCTCGGCCACGGTGGCGTTGGCGGCCGCGGTCAGGGCGCGCTTCTCGGCTTCGTCACCGAAGACGTAGCCCCGGCGCCCCGGCAGGACGAACCCGTGGCCCAGCTGGCGCGCCTCGGGCGGCACGAGCTTCCGGTTCTGGGCGACCAGGGCGCGGGTCTCCTCGTCCCACTCGCCCGGCGACTGGGTGATGAACGCACGCAGCGCCCGCTCCTGCGCCTTCCGGTCCTGCCGCTGCTCGTTCCCGGCGCCGCCTTCGCGGCCGGCGCGGCGCGGGTCGAGCGCGTTGAACTCGGCGTCGCGCGCCTCGAGCATGGCCTTGCGCTCGTGCTCCTTCTCGAGCGCCTGGTACTCCTTGACGCGCGCGTGGAACTCGGTGTCCATGCGGTCGAAGTTGGCGTTCTCCTCGGCCGTCATGGCGCGCTGCTCGTCGAAGGCCTTCTTCTGGAGGGCCTTCATCTGCTCGTGCAGAGCGAGGTTCAGCTGCTTGAGTTCTTTGATTTTGGCGAGCATGGGCGGAATCCTCCAGTGAACCGTTTGTGTGACGGCTCACCGGGAATCTCCGCCCCGGTGGGTGGGTCACGCCCTTCCGCGCTGCTGGCGCCTTGCCGGAACATCAGCTCCGGTAGGTGGCCCGCGGCGACCCGCACAACGCGGTCGGGGGTGTTTTAGAGTCTCAGAGAACCTGGCGCTGCAGCTGCAGACGCCGATTGCGCAATTCCATGTCTACCAGATCGACCCCGGCTTGTCCAGCCCCATTCTTCTTCGCCTCTTCGTCCTCCCAGGCCTTCATCGAACGCAGCACGGCCTCCGTCGAGGCCTGGGGGTAGGCGGGGAAGGTGACGCCCGGGCTGATCTCGAGGAGCTCCTTGACCTTGAGGATCGTGCGGATCTTCTGGCCGCCTTCCTTGCTCCACTGCTGGGCGGACGGGTCGTCCCAGTCGACGAAGAATCCGAAACTGGCCCCCGTCACGTCGCCGCGCTTCAGGGTGACCAGGCGGTCCCGGAACCAGGTCGTGTCCGGCGGCGTCACCCGGAAGGCGAGACCGGTCTCGTCCTCGACGAGCGACAGGGTGCCGCTCTTTACCCGCCCCAGCACCAAGTCGTTCTCATGGTTCCACAGGGCGCGCACGTCCCCCTTGATGGCCTCGGCGAAGGCCCCCGGGGCGATGCGCTCCCGAAAATCACCGAAGTCCTCGGAGAGGACGTTGAACACCGCGGCGTGGCCCTCGAGGACCGGCGCCTTGTCGTCGCCGGCGACGCGCAGCTCGATCGCGTAGTGCCGGTACTCCGGGTGGATCTTCATTGTCCCCTCCTCAGTCTGCTACCAGGTCGCATTCACAGTTTCCGTGGAGCGGGGGGTGCCCGATGTTGTCCGAGGGCACAAGCGGCCCGTCCGTCCCCTCGCCCCCGTCGACTCCCTGCCCGGCGCTGACGAAGTTCTGCTTCACGCCGGCGGTCCGCCCGTCCATGGAGGCGCAGAACGGGCAGGCGCCCGGGTTCGCGACCCAGCGCAGGACGGTGACGCCGGCGACGACGTAGAGCACCTTGGCCGACGCGGCCATAAACTGCGTCGCCTCGTTGACCGCGATCTTCCCGGCCCGCTTCTCGCCCCACTCGCCCAGGCGGCCGCGGAGCGCCTCGGCGACCTCCTCCTCGTCACGTTCCTCCGTCAGCGCCAGGAGCTGCAGGCGCCCCTCCGAGGCCTCGCGGGCCCCGAAGCTGTCGGAGTAGTCGCGCACGAAGCGCTCGAGATCCGGGGGCAGCGAGTCGCCCGGGTCCATCCCGAGCTCCTCGGCCATCGCCGCGGCGATCAGGTCGGCGTAGTTGCGGATGACCGGCTGCATGCGCTGCGCCGCCCAGCCGGCGTGCTCGCCGTAGAAGGCCTCGATGGCCTGGCGCAGCGTCGACACGCTCCGGCGGTTGCGGGCGTCGTCGCCGAGCATGCGCTTGATTTCCTTCTCGACCGCGCCGATCTCGCGGTTCACGATCAGCCGAGCCCGCTCCTCGATGACCGCCTTCTGCGCGGCCTTGATGCGGCGGCGCAGGGTCAGCGTCCGGGCGGTCGCGCGCTTGCGGGCGGGCGGCGCCGCCGCGGGAGCCGGGTCGGCGGGGGGCGGCAGGGCCGGTGCCGGCGCGCCTGCGGGCAGGCAGCGGACCACGGCGCGCACCACCCGGGCGAGCTCCTCGGAGTCGGTCATGTTGAACGGCGTCAGGTAGACGTCCCCCTTGGGCCCGATGCCCGGCCGGTCCTCGAGCTCCAGGACGTCGTTCGCCGAGAAGAACCCCCACTGCCGGCCGAGGGCGTAGAACTGCCCGCGCGCGGCGGTGTCGGCGCGCAGCAGTCCCGACATGTTGAAGGCGATGAAGAAGTCCTCGCGCTCGGCCGGGCTGAGCAGCTTGCGGGTCAGCTCCTGCTCCCAGCGGACCACCCAGGGGAGCAGCGTGTCGACGATGTGCACGAGCGAGGACTGCTCGAAGTTCGTGAAGGTCGCCCGCTCGTAGTCGAAGAGCTTGTGCGGGTTGACGTTGAACCAGCGGGCGATCTCCAGGACCTGGAACTTCCGGGTCTCGAGGAACTGCCCGTCCTCGGGCGTGATGCCGATGTCCTTGTACGTCATGCCCTTCGGCAGGAGGGCCACCTTGTGGTAGTTGTCGGTGCCGCCGACGGCGGCGTACCAGCCCTCCTCGAGGTTCTTCCGCTTCTCCTTGTCGATGGTGGGGAACTGCGTCTCGAGGACGCCCGGGACGCGGCCGCCGCGGGCGAAGAGCACGCCCCCGTACTTCTGGGCGCTGAGGCCCATGCCGATGCCCTCGCGGGCGGCGCCGATCACCGACATCCCCTGCAGGCCGTCGAAGCCGAGGCCGGGCACGTGCAGCACGTCACGGGCCTCCCACGGCTCGCGCTGCCCGCCCTCGGTGGCGATCTGGTAGTACAGGGTCCCGTCCTGGCGCACCTTCGGCTCGACGGTGCCCGGGCGGACGGGCCACAGCTCCCGCACGCGCCCGGCGCCGTCCCGGCGGATCGCCGCGTAGCCGTTCCCCTGGGTGACCACCGAGGCCTGCACCAGGCCCCGGAAGACGCACGAGCTGTGGCGGGGGTTCGGCTCGAGGTGCAGGACGTTGTAGAGCGGGTGCTCGGTCGCCTTGCGGCGGCCCTTGTCGCGCGCCATGACGAACAGGGGCAGCGCGGCGATCCCGTCCGTGAGCACGCCGATCGCCCGCCAGACGGCGGACATGCGGGTCGCGGAGGTCAGGGTGACGCTGGCGCCGGACTCCGCGGTCCCGGCGTTCACCCAGTCGCCCCCCCAGGCGTTGACGTCGCTGAATTTCACTGCCGGGTTGTCGAGCGAGCGGCGGGGGAAGGAGAGGGCGCGGGCGATGATGCCCATGTCAGCCTCCGGAAGCGGCGGCGCCGCGCGTGCCGATCAGGACCAGCGTGAAGCCGAGGAGGATCAGCCCGAGCCCGGGGTGGAAGAGCCAGCCGCCGGCCGCGATCGACAGCGCCCCGACCAGCGCCAGGACGTCGGTGTGGTTGCGCCGGAGCCAGGCACGAAAAGCCCCGCCTCCCTTGGGCGTCCTCTCCGGTGAATTGTCTTCGGGTCCGTCAGATGGATTCGATCCGTGCATCCTCAACCGTTCCGCGGCTGACGAGGGCGCGGCCAAGGGCCATGACCAGTGCAACTATACCATCGATGCGCTCCGGGCTGCGCTTCTTCGACGGCTTCCAGTTGTCCCACGGGTCGATGTCCAGCGTCACGTTGGCGGCGCACCAGGCGAGCACCGGGTGGCCCCCGTGCCGGATCTGCCGGCGGCGGTAGAGAGCGTCGAGCTCCTTGCTCGGCGCCGTCATGGTGCCGAAGTTCTGCGGCACGCGCAGCACCGTGAAGCCCTCCTCCTCGAGCTCGACGCTCAGCTTGTGCGCGTTCCACGGGTCGACGGCGATCTCCTGGATCAGGTACTCCCGGCCGAGGTCCTGGATGAACTTGCGGACGGCCGTCTGGTCGACGGCGTCGCCGCCGGTGGCGATGAGCGCCCCCTCGTCGCGCCAGACGTCGTAGGGAACGCGGTCCTTCTTCGCCCGGACCCGGATCCCCTCCTCGGGGCACCAGAACCAGCAGAGCACGTCGTAGGCGGGCAGCGGGTCGCCGTACTCCCAGCCCGGCATCTGCGGCAGCGACTTGTCGCTCTCGACCTCCTTCTCGGAGGGGTAATCGGGGCTCCCGGCCGCGATGGTGGAGTCGAACAACAGGACCAGGGCGGTGAGGTCGGTCACGGTCGACAGGTCGAGGCCGGCGAAGCACGGCCTCCCCTTCAGCTGCTCGGGCAGCGCGTGGAAGTCCTGCGCCCCGGCGCACTCGGCCCACTTCTTCTGGTTGAGCCAACGCACCGACTGCTGCACCCAGTCGTTGACGTAGTAGCGCCGGAACGTGTTCTGGAAGGCCGGCGACTCCTTGGCCTCGAGGTACTTCTGCTCGAGGTAGTCGAGCTTGACCGAGACGCCGAGGTTGGGATTGACCCGCGCCCACACCTTGCGGTCCTCCCAGTCCTCGCCCTTCTCGATGGCGTAGACGACCGGCAGGAAGCTGTCGTCGCGCACCACCCCGTCGCGGACCGCCAGCGCCTTGTCGTGCATCTCGCCGCATAGGCTCTTCTTGTTGTAGCCGGCGGTGGTGAGGGCGACGATCAGCGGCTGGCGCCGGGCGCCGCCGCCGGTGGTCAGGGTGTGCCAGAGGTCGCGATCGTCCTGGATGTGCAGCTCGTCGAACAGGATGGCGTGGGGGTTGAGCCCTTCCTTGGTCGGGACGTCGGCGCTGAGCACCTCGTACAGGCTGTGGGTCGAGGGCACGGAGATCGTCCGCCGGTGGATGACGCTGCGGCCCTCGAGGCTCGGCGAGATCTTCGACATGGTGCGCGCCAGGTTGAAGACGATGCCCGCCTGGGCCCGGTCGCCGGCGACCGAGTAGATCTCCGCGCCCGGCTCGTCGTCGCAGTGCAGGAGGTAGAGGCCGATGCCGGCGGCCCAGGTAGACTTGCCGTTCTTCTTGGGGATCTCGATGTAGACGGTGCGGTAGCGGCGCAGCCCGTCGGCGCGGCGCTTGCGTCCGAAGATCTCCCGCGTGATGGCCCGCTGCCAGGGCTGCAGCTCGAACGGCTGCCCGGCCCACTCGCCCTTCGTGTGGCGCAGGAAGCGCGGGAAGAACTCGCAGGCCCGGTCCGCCGCCGCGTCGTCGAAGTAGTAGAGCTGCTCGAGGTCAGGTGCGCTTGGCGCGCGGCGGCGGGACCGCCTGCGGCCCGCGCGGCTTGAAGAAGCTCGCGTCGTCGTCATCTTCGGCGGGCGGCCCGGTCAGGTGGACCCGGCCACGGGCGGCGGGCGTGAATCCGAACTCGGCGGCGAACTCGCGGATCTTCTGCATCGCGTTCTTCTTGATGAGGACCGCGGGGTGCGGGATCAGGGTGCCGTTGCCCGCCTCGGTCACGCGGCTGCCGCTCTTGATCTTCCGCACCGCCCACTCGAAGTCCGCCCACGCCTCACAGTATGCGGCCAGCGAGGCCCGATCGATCTGCGTCAGCAGCCCGAGGCGCTCGAGCTCCGGCTGCAGACGCTTCCACTCCCGCTTCGCCGCGGCGCTCAGAACGCGCGGGCAGTCGGCGCCGGCCGTCGGCGCGACCAGCTGCTTCGGGATCGGGCGCTTGCCCGGGTTGCCCTGCAGCAGCTTCAGCTGCGGCGGCTTCGGTGGAGGGCCCGGTTTCATTTCGCGCCCCACGGAACCGGTCGCGTGATGATCTGGACCGGGGCAGCGCAGTAGATGCTCAGGTCGATCGCAGTCTCGACGGCCGTCTTCGGGTCCGCGCCGCATCGCATTGCGGCCAGGGCGTAGTCCATCCCTGCGCCGATCGCCTCGTAGGTCGTCACCTGGTCGATGCCGAAGCCCTCAAGGTGGAACAGCCCAGCCCCGCAGCCGAGCAGGTAATGGTTCTCGATCGCGTACGTCTCCGTCCGCCTCTTCTTCCATTCTGCGAACTCGCTCATGAACGCCAGCAGCCCCCGCTCGTCTGAAGTCTCCGGCTGGTGGTTCTCCGAGAAGAGCCGCATCAGGCCGTTTTCCTGCGCAGTGCCGACGCCGCCGATCACGAGATCCCCCCGCTGCCACAGCTTCGAGTGCTTCTTGTTGTCCGTGGTCTGCGTCGCCCAGCGGATGCACACCGAGTCGGCCGCTATTTCCAGTCTGTCGCCGTAGAGGCGGGCTGCCACGACGCTCACCGGGTCACTTCCTGGGGTGTCCCCCGGCGCCGGTGACCCCCTAACCCAACCTGCGGGCGCGCGCGCGAGCCCGCTCGGCCGGTCTCCAGGCAACTGCCCCAAAAACGCACCCCCCTATCCCCCATGGTCGATCCTGTGGAACAGAACGAACAACCCATAGTGAAACGTGGCCACGATCGCGATGACCAGCAACGCCACAACCAGCAGCCCGAGCCTGTAGTACCACACGCGCCTCATCGTCCCCTTTCCCCATGGCGCGCCACCACACTACGCGTCGGGTGCTCTCCGTGCTCGCACACGCATCGGCCGCACTCGTTGCACTGGCCTTCGTGGCTCGCGGAATCGGCGATGCTTCCTGTCCATGTACAGAGACGACGACTGCAGGTCGGCGCATGAGGCCCGAGAGCATTGGCCTGCTGTAAGTGACACTCGCTGCATGTGCCACGGAGGACGCGTCGTTCCAGGTCGGGGTCATCTTCGGTGTAGCCAAGAGTCCTCAGCTTCTGGTAGACGCCCGCTGCTGTGAGCGCGACATCGTGTTTCGCACCTGAACGCCTCAGCAGCCTGGATGACCCAAGAGGCCAAGGATTGTCGGTGACGCTTTCGATGAACTCCGGGTTAATAATCACCTCGTCGGCGCCGTTTGCATCGGGGAATCGAACAATCATCGCGCTGGCCCCCCTGCCCTCTTATCCCTCGCCTGCTTCCATGAATCGTGACACAACTTGCAGAGCGATTGGAAGTTGTCCTCGGTGTCCGTGCCGCCGCGGCTGAGCGGCAGCTTGTGGTCGACGACGGTGGCGACGTCGCCGCACCGTACGCACTCCGGGTGCTCGGCGAGGTACGCGGCCCGTCGGCGCCGCCAGTCGGCGTCGTAGCCCCGGCTGCTCGCCGAGGGCCGCGCCTCGTCTTGCCGCTGTCGGACAGCGCCGCGGTGCTCCTGGCAGTGACCTTGGCTGCCGCGTACGAGCACGCCGCAACCGGGGTGGCGGCAGGGGTGAGGGCTCAGCCAGGGCACTTCTCCCCTCCATCGTCGGGCTCACAGCGCAATCGATGCTGTGCCCGAAGCTCCGAAGCCACGGCGCAGCCGCACTCGGCGCAGGCGTAATCGCCCGACAGCCTTCGGTAATAGCCGTCGGCGTCCGGGTGCGCCGTGGTCAAAGTCCCAGTTCTGCCGCGTACGGTGACCGACCTAATCATCGGGCGCCGATAAGGCGGTAAATGATGATCTCCGTCCTCGGGTTGGCGCTGCGGTCGTACCGGACGGGGTGCAGGTCGTAGACCTGCCGGTCGTCCCGCCAGATGATCCCCGGCGCGCGCCCCCACTTCCGCTCCGGCGGGTTCAGCGCGTCGAGCACCAGCTTCCCCCCGTTGTCGACGTCGAAGGCGCGCCGGCGCGCGCTGTAGAGCCGGACGGCGGCGACGTAGTCACCCTCCACGTCATCGAGACACCGGCGCCCCATCTCCTGGTGGGCCATCAGGGCGATCCGCTCCTTGGCGTCCCTGATGTGCCGGGCCGTGTAGTAGACGCCGCCGGATGTCCGGGCCCGGGCCCACGGCACCGGCTCCCCCGAGACCGTGAGACGAAGGACCGCCTCGTGCGTCAGACGCCCCGACGGGAGCCCCGGGGGCAGCCCCGGCAGTTCGTCGCCGCTCACGCCGGCCTCGCAGGCGGCTGGACGGCCAGGCGCGGCCGGTAGCGTTGACAGCTCGCCGATTGCCGCTGGCAGACCAGGTTGAGACAGTGGCCGGTCTCGTTCTGGTGCTCGACCTTGTCGTGCGCGCAGACGCAGCGGCTGGCGGCGAACCCGTGCCCGGGCTG